ACGATTTTTTGTTGATGCAAGCCGTTCCAGGCTTGAAGCACGCGGATGGTCATGGGGTTGGTTCCTTATTGCTGTTCGGTTTTTTTGCTGCGCGCAGCTTTGGCTGGCGCTGGCGACGCCTCGGTGGCGGCCGGGGCGGTGATGTATTGGGCGGCGCTGGCGTCTTCAACCAGATGCTTGGCATAGGCCGCACTGGTGCGCAGGATCGTGCCGGGCATGATCGTGCCGTAATGCTGGGTAATCACCGTGCTGGTGATGCGGACTTGTACGAGTTCCATGATTGCTCCTGATACGTACAACAAAAAAGCCACCCGAAGGTGGCTTGATTTGTTTATTTACTAGGTTGGCTTGTAATAATCGCCGAACACCTTTTTTGCAAATTCGTTATATGCAGATTGAGCCAACTCTACTGTTTTATGCCTTCCTAGGTCATACAGCTTTTTCCCAACTCTGCACTGAGCGCGCCAAGCGCCTTCCATATTAGGATTTTTGCTTTTAACAAAGTAGCAACCCTTAATTCCTAATTTGTTGTTGCTAAGGGCTATGCGGTTCGCTCCATTCTGAGACTTTGTTGCGGCGCGCAAATTACATATTCTGTTGTCGCTTCGATCACGATTTATGTGATCTATGAATTCAGGTGGATTTTCTTTGTAATAAAGCATCCATGCAATTCTGTGAGATCCAATTATTTTTCCACAGACTTTTACTTCTATATAGCCTTGTCCGTTTTTGCTTCCTGCAATCTGGCCGGCTTTCCATCTTTTTCCTGAATCTATCTTCCTTACAATAACCCCTGTTTCTGGGTTGTATGCAAACATGCTTTGTAAAAATTCTAGCATTGCTATCCCCTGTAGATAACCCTGATTAATGTCTGCGGAAGAGAGATCAGGAATCTCTCTTGTCGGGTGCCCCCTATCCGCAGATATTCATTTTACATCAAAACTACGCGGGGGTTAAATCGCCACCGCGAACCGCTGCCGGTTTTTCGGTCGCCAGTGCCAGACGACGCTCGGCGCGCAGGGTGATGAGGTTTTTCTGGAAGTTATCGCCATCCGAATCGCTCATTTCCACCACCACGCCTTCGCGGTTGTAGATCATGTAGGCTTCGCTGAAGCGACCAACCTGGAAGGTATCTGCCGCCATGCCCAGCGCCTGAATCACCGGGATGCCGAACAGACGCGCCTGGCCTGCTTCGTTGACCGAGTACAAGGTCTGGCCAGCGGCGGTGGTGAACAGTTCGATCTCGATGGTTGCCCAGTCGGCAGGGTTGAGTACGATTGCGTCGGCTGGATAGCCTGCGGAGTACAGGTCAGCCATGATCTTGCGGATCAGTACCAGTTTTTTCAGCGTCGAACCCAGCGCCGCGTTGGCGTAGCCGTGGGCGGTGAAGTTGCCTGTGTCGTAGGTGCCGGAGATATTAGGCGCGGTGCCATCGCCCACAACCAACTGGATATCCACCTTCTGATTCACGCCGTAGCGCATGCGGGTGTCAACGTAGGCGGCCAGCGCAGGCGCGTCAGCAGCCAGTTGCTTGGAAATCTTGATCCAGTGGGCAACGGTCGATACCGGCATGTTCACCAACGTCCAGGTCAGCGACGATTCACCCTTTTGCGCACCTTCGGCAGCTTCTGCTGCGTTGTTGGTGAAGGCGTTTTCGCGGGTGAATTCGATGGCGTTGCTGGTGGTGGTGGTGCTCGGCAGCAGCGCCTCCATGCTGAACGGCTGGAACGCGCCAGCGACGATGCCGGCATTACGATGCGGGGCAACGGTAGTGTCGGATCCGGTCAGGGTGTTTTTGACTTCGACGCGCAGCTTGTTGAGGTTTCCGCCAGCGAAATCGCCATAGCGTGCCGATTTGATGAACTGCTCACCCCAGCTATCTGCGGCCGGCTTTTCGTCCTGCTTTTGCGTGGATTTTTGCTCGATCTGCAAAATGCGGTCAGCCAGTTCGCGCTGCTTGATCGACAGTCCGTCAACGGCTGCCTTGGTATCTGCGGAAGTGCTGCCGGCGTTTTTCAGTTCGGCATCGGTCTTGTCGGCAAATTTAACCAGTTGCGCTTCGATGGCCTCGCAGGCCTTCATTACTGCTGCAATATCGCTCATGTTTTTGCTCCATAAATGCAAAAAGCCAGCACAGTGGCGGGCTTTGTTTTTGATAAAGGGTGGGTTACAGCGGGATTCGCGCTTGCATTCGTTGCAGCATTACCTGCAGATCCTGCATTGCTTTCGCGTCGGCTGGCTTCGGCTCAGGCTCCCCCTGGACAAATATCAGCTTGGCGCGGCTGACCAGCGCTTCGGCCAACCCTTTACTGAGGCCGCCTGCATCCCGCAGGAAGCGCTCAAAATCTCGTATGGTTTCCAGGTCGCCGATTGACTCTTCCAGTTCGGCGCTTTTAACGCTGCCCAGATCAATGCGTGCGGCGCTGTCGGCAGGAAAGACCACTGGCGACACTTCCACCAGGTTTGACCACTTGCGGACGATGCGGCCACCATCTGCGCTGTCTTCCCAGTCGCCTTTTTTCAGATATCCGCCGATGCTGAGGCCGTCGAGCGTTCCGTGTTTGAGTGCGGCGTGTACGTCGGCAGACTTGCTCAGCCCCGGCGTCAATTCGCCTTCCACATATAGGCCGTGCTCGTCCTCTTTTGCCTTGAGCCACTTTCCGATGGGGATGTCCCACTGGTGGCCGTAAAACATCTTGGGCTTGCCGTTGTTGCGCAGGGTGGATTCAAACGCTCCGCGCAAGATCGTGTCGCCGTAGCTATCGACGCCGCCAAAAACGCTGGCGTAACCGGAGAATTTTCTGCTTTCGCCGTCGAGCTTGATCTGGCAATCACTGAGCGATAGGGTCTTTTTGAGCAGCATTGCCGCCTCCTTGAATTTTTCCGAGCATGTCCAGCGGCGCAAGGTTTGTCTGCGCGGTCAACTGGTCGCCACCGGTAACTGGTGGGTCGTTCTCCAGTTGGCGGCATTCATTGCGGGTTTTCAGGCCGTTTTGTACGGCTTTTGCGTAAAGGTCCATCCTGTCTTTCAGGCTGGCTCGCAGCAGCGCATCAAGGCTAAATTCGACACTCAATCGGGCGCGCTGGGCCGGGGTCAAAACACGCTTGGCAATGGCCTGCTGCAGGTTGACCACCATTGGGCCAATAACCAGCTTGTGGAAGCCGTCGATTAGCTGCTCGATTCCCGAGCCCCATGCGGTGACATTGCTATGCCCGACCAGTACCGGAGGCACACCGAACCAGCGGCACAGCTCTTCGACAGTAAATTTCCGTGTTTCCAGCAGCTGCTGATCGGCAGGGGAGAGGTTCAACTGCTGATATTTTGTGTCCGCTTCCAGCAAATAAAGCCGGCTCGTTCCGCCTTCTGCCATTTCCTGAAAGTTCGACTTGATTGCGCCCCGCTGCTCTTTGTTGAGCACCCGGTCAATCATCAGGATGCCGCTAGGCTTTCCGTGATTGGCAAACATGGCATTGGCAGCACCCTGCGCATTTGCCGCTTCGTTCGTGCTGGCGCGCATGTAATCCAGGCGATCCAGCCCGGTCGTGCCGTTGCCCATGCCCTTGATGTGCAGCACGTTGTCTGCGGAAAGAACGGCCACGTCACTGCCAACGGTGTACTTATAAACAAGCGTGCCGTCAGGCAGTAGCCACGGATCTACCTGATCCGATGCCATTGGCCATATTGCGATAGCCTCGCCGGCATCATTGCGCTCGATGCGGGCGTAGGCGTTGCCGCGCAACAGCAGGTTGAGCAGCAGTGCCACCCAGAATTCCATCGGCGTCATGCGCGAGTTTGGCGAGTCGTGCAAGATTTGCCACAGCAAAGAATCGCGCGCCAGTTCACGCTGGCCTTTATCTGAACGGGTGTAAACAAACAGCGGAAGGCTGGCGATTATGTTGGCGATCAGGCTGATGCAGGCCCAAACAGTGGACAGTTGCAGCGCGCCATCTGGCGATAGTGCCGCAGTACCTGGAACCAGCGACCCACTTGCGCCACTGGTCTGCTTGCCGGACTGTTGACCCAATGCGCCGGCCCAGCCAAACCAGCGGCTGAGTGACAATAAAAAACGGTTCATTGGTTAAGCCCAAAGAGGTTGATAGATGAAGTCGTCAAGGTCTTGCGTGTCTGGCTGGTTCGGCATCACGCCAACAGCCATAGCCAGTGCGACCATGCCGTCGATGCGGCCTGACGCTTTCGCCTTCACAAATTTTCTGTTTTCTGCCGGGTCAGAAACGACAACGGCATTTGCCGCGCACATCGACAGGACGGGATGCTTGCCGTGGCGTAATTTTCCGTTCAGCAGCATGGATTCAAGTTCGCGCAGTGCCGGAGACATGCTGACGAACCCTTGGCCGAACTCGATAAACCGCTCAAGCTCTGCCTCGGTGAACCCGACTCGCTCCAGCCACGGCTTGAGGAATCGCATGTTGTACCGGTCAAACGCCAGCGCCTGAACGTCGCAAGTGTCGAAAACCTCTCGCAGATGATGTGCGACGAATTCGTATTCGATGGAGCGCCCAGGTGTTGTCTGTAGCCAGCCATCACGCGCCCAAGCATCGTATGGAACGCGGTCATTCCGGCTTTTTTCCGCAAGGCCTTCGCCTGGCAGCCAGAATGTAGGGTGGACGTCTCCGTCTTCTGCCACCAGTACCAGCGCGGTCAAGTCGCTTACCGATGACAGGTCAAGCCCGCCGTATATGCGTTTCCCGATTAAATCTTGCGGAAGCTCTCCGCACCCCTCCCAAACCGCACGCGATACGAAAGGGTTTCGTGCCTCAACGCGTTGATTCAAGATCAGGTTTCGGTACGCGGCCTCGCGGCTCGGCATCCGTCGCGCATCTTCCGCTTGCCGCCGGACCTCGTCCTTGTTCATGAACAGGTCAAAGGCCGGATTTGCTGCGCTGATTGCCTCGTCCGAGAACGGGTCAATGTCTTTATCTGCGGTGTAGAGCCAGCATTTTTGCGTTGGGTCGTTTCCGGCCAGCGCATCATCTATCAGCACAGACAGCAGATCAGCATCAGTCGGTGCTTGAGTACTGATGACGATTGAGAGTGGTTGCTCTTGAGCCGCTGAGGCGGTCTCTAATGCCTCGTAAAGCTCAGATCGCGGCCCTTTAACTTGCCCCAGTTCGTCGTGAACGATGAATACTGGAGAGAGGCCGTAAGCTGTTGCTGCGTCCGCTGACAGCGCCCGGTACAACGTACCAAGATCACCGCACGCCAATTGCTTGGCTGTGTCCCTTATCGCTACAACACCGGACAAATCCGGCGACATCCGAACAATCTTTGCAGCCAGAGCAAACAGAATCGACGCTTGGTCGCGTGATTGAGCTGCGCTGAATAGCTGGCTGTTGGCTCTGGCTTCCGGCCCGCATAAATGCAGCAGAAGCAGGAATGCCGACAGCGTTGTTTTTGCGTTTTTTCGCCCGAAGCTGATAATCGCCCGGCGCGTTGGCGTGTCGTAAACGCCTTTGATAACGTCTTTCTGGAAGTCGGCCAAACGCACCGGCTGGCCGACAAACTTCCCTTCAGGTATTCGGCAGTAGTTCTGGATCCATGCGATATTTCTATCGCCGCGAGTCAGTCTGACTCCGACACCTCCCACGGCTTGAGCTTCGCGCCCTTCTTCATTACCGTCCCGGCGTTTTCCGCCCGAACGCTTGAGCTTGTCGCCAGCCGCAGCTTGGTCGCCAGTGTTGCGACGACGCCCTGGTTTCGAGCTGCCATCGCTTGCAGTCGATCCCATCGTTTCAGCCCGTCATCGTCAGCGATCCACGCGGGATCAAATGCATCAAGTTGCGCCGCGATCTTGTCTCCAAGGTCTACGGCGCGAGAATATTCAATCAGTAGCCGATAGGCCTCTGGTCCGATCAAGTCTCCAGCGCGAGAGGCGATGACTTCTCGCCAAACGCTGTCTTGCTCTGGCGTCAGATATGCCGGCGGCTCTGGCATCCGACCAAGTACAGGGGATGGCGGCGCGACCGTCAGCGATACTGCTGATCGTTTTCCGCGAACGCCCATAATTAGCCCTGAAACTACAG